CGCATGCAGACTGGGCGCTGGAAGGTTTTTGATCACCTCAATGATTGGTTCGAAGAGTTTCGCCTGTATCACCGCAAAGATGGTCTGATCGTGAAGAAGGCCGACGATCTGATGTCGGCATCCCGATACGGGATGATGATGCGGCGATTCGCAATCCGTATGGCCAAGCCCGGCACGCAGCGACCAGTTCAGGTCGGTACGCCCGGGCGTCACAGCAATGGGTGGATGGGCTAAATGGCAAATAAACTTATGACGCGAGAAGAGGTTGACGCATCTTTCAGGGAAGCGGCAGAGAGCATCAATCAAGAGGTTGCAGCCAAACCGCGCGGCCCGCTGGCCCAAGCACAAAATCAGGTGGCCGAGCTCAAAGAGCTATGCGCCTCGTGCGCCGGCGAGCTTGAGCAGGTATCCACCATCCGTGCTGGCCTGATGGATAGCGACCAGCGCCGGGCCGAGGTCCAACGACAGATTCAACAAGTGCTCGCCCGTGTGGCGCAGCGCCTTCGTAGGGGGGCATGATGCCTGCCGTACCGAGAGATACACTTCTGGACCGGGATGCGACGAGCGAAGCGGATATATTCCTCGAAGCGTGCCAGCGGCTGAAGTTGGCCGAGGAGAACGAGGGCGATAATCGCACCCGCGCCTTGGAAGCGACTGCGTTCCGCAACGGCCAGCAGTGGCCCGACGACGTGTACAACCAGCGTGCAAACGTCGAGAAGCGCCCGACGCTGACGATCAACCACACGAACACGTATTGCACGCGGCTGGAGAACAAGCTTCGCCAGCAACGTCCGCGCATCAAATGCCATCCCACGGGCGGTGGTGCACGGGTTGAGACGGCTCAGGCCATCACCGGCCTCGTTCGTCACATCGAGTACCTGAGCAATGCCAGTGTCGCCTATGACATGGGCGCCGCTGCCACAATCAATGGCGGATGGGGCTATTGGCGCATCATCAGCGACTACATCGCCCCCGACAGCTTCGATCAGGAGCTGCTGATTCGGCCGATCTTCAACACCTTCACCTGCTACGACGATCCGATGGCGCTGATGCCAGCGGGTGAGGATCGCAAGTGGTTCCTGATCTCCGAGGAGATGAGCCGATCCGAGTACAAGCGTCGCTATCCACGGGCTGAGAACGTCGAATGGAGCCCAGCGGCACCGGGCGATCAGAACAGCACGCGATGGGAAACCAAGTTCAAGGTCAGGCTCGCCGAATATTTCCGCATTCATGAGGTTGGCGACACGCTGGTGCTCATGACCGATGGGCGCGGCTGGTTCAAGTCACAGCTGCCATCCGAGGAAACGATGCTGGCATCGGGATTCCAGCCAGCAACTCAGCCTCGACTCAATCCAGAGGCCGAGCCCGAATGGATCACGCGCCCAACCACGCGCAAGCAGCTGCAGTGGTTCCGCCTCAATGGCCGCAAGGTCGTTGATCGCAAGGATCTGCCTGGCAAATACGTGCCCGTGATCCGCTGCCAGGGCAACATGACCGTGCTCAATGGCCAGGTGTATCGATCCGGCATGGTCGATGACCTGATGGACCCGGCGCGCATGTTCAACTACTGGCGCTCGAGTGAGACTGAGCGCTATGCACTGGCACCGAAAGCGCCGTGGGTGATGGCTGAGGGCCAGGATGACGGACATCCCGAGTGGGACGATGCAAACACGCGTTCGTACTCGCGCCTGGTCTACAAGCCGGTGACCGATGGTGTAGGTAATGCGCTGCCGCCGCCGATTCGCCAGCCAGCAACGCCGATCGAGCAGGGCTTTGCCCAGGCAGCCCAGTCAGCCCAGATGGACCTGATGTCCGTTGCGGGCATGCCGCAGGAGAATCCCGAGACCCAAGCGCGCGTGATCGGTGGCAACAAGTATCTGCAGCGACGCCAGGGCATCGAAGATCTGACTCACTACCAGTTCTACGATAACCAGACCTACAGCATCATGATGACCGGCATCATCCTGCTGGACCTCATTCCGCATTACTACGATGCACGTCGGATGCAGCGGATCATTGGCGATGATGACAAGCCGCAGATGGTTGAGATCAACGTCCCAGCCGATGATCCTGCCGCCAATCCCATCTTCAACATCAAATCCAACCTGGAAGTGGGGCGGTATGACGTGGTGATGGACACGGGCCCGGGTTACGCAACCAAGCGCGAGGAGGGCACCGAGGCTGTCATTGGCCTGCTGGCCACGCCGCTCGGCGAGCCGATCGTCAAGACCGGCGCCGACATCGTAGTACGAAACATGGACTTTGCGGGTGCCGATGAACTCGCCGACCGTTTGGCGGTGACGAATCCGGAAGGGATGGAGAAGGTCATCGAAGGCCTGCCGAAACAAGCGCAGACGATTGTCCAGTCGCTCATGTCGCAGAACCAGAACCTGCAGAAGGTCGTGGAACAGCAGGCGCTCGAGATCAAGTATGGCGTCTCGAAGGAAGAGCTTCGCAAGAAGGGCGAGAGCGGCCGGGTCGCTGCCAAGATCGAGAGCGACAACAACAAGGCCGAGCTGCAAGACCGCACCAAACGTCACGAGATCGAGGTGGACTCGGTCACCAAGCGCGACGTGGCTGAAATCAACGCCGCGGCTCAGCTGCTTAACTCACAGCAAGAGTCGGCCTCCGAAGAGCGCCAGGCCGACAAGTTAATCAAGGCTGGAACAGAGGATCGGAAGTAACTTATGCCGCAAGTCGTAGACGCATCGAATCTGGTTGAGTTCACCACGACGGGCAAGGTGGCGGCATTCAAGCCACCCGAGGCTCCGAAGGTTGAGGCCGCGCCAAAAGAAACAAAGGCAGAGGCTCCAGCAGTTCTTTCACGTGATGACGCCGGAAAGTTTACTTCTCAAAAAGAGCCTGCTAAAAGCGAAACTGCAGCTGCTCCTTCACCCAAGAAGGAAGTGGCTGACGACGATCTTTCTGAGGTGGTGCGCCAGAAGATCGATAAGAAGCACAGGCAGATGAAAGAGGCCGAGGAGTTTGCAAGGTCAGAAGCCTTGCGAGCGTTAGCGGCAGAGCGGCGGGCAGAGCAACTTCAGCAAAAGCTGGAGGCATTCGAGAAGTCAGGGCCCGCGCCGGCAAAGTCTGAGGCTCCCAAAGAGCCCAAGCCGGACGACTTCGCAACGGTCGCCGAATATACGGCCGCCCTGGTTGATTATCGCGTGGCTCAACGCCTAGCCGATGAGAAAGCCAAGACGGAGCGTGAGGCGGCAGAGCGAGAGAAAGAAGCCCGTCAACGTGAGTTTGGAAAGCGCCTCGGCGTGGCCCAGACGAAGTATGCCGACTTCGAAGACGTCCTGAATTCCATCAAGGGCACTGAACTCGAGCGCGTCGGCAATGACGTCACCGAGTACATCCAAGAATCGGAGCAGGGCGCCGAACTCCTCTACCACCTCGCGAAAAATCCGGACGTTCTCGACCGACTTCGCAAACTGTCGCCGCGTCGGTTCATAGCCGAGCTCGGCAAGCTGGAAGCGAAGTGGGAGGAGAAGGCTCCGCCTGCGAAGGAAGAAACACCGACGCTCAGCGAAGTCGCCACCACGACGCGACCAGTCTCAAAGGCCCCTGCACCGATTGCACCGCTGGATACCGCGGGTATTGCGCCGGTCGCGAAAAAGCCTGAAGACATGAGTGTCGCAGAGCTTCGCGAGTTCCGTCGCAACCAGGAGCGTGAGAAAGCACGCCGCGCGTAGATAAGCAGCAGTCCGGAAAGGGGTTGGTCGTGAACCTCTTTCTGGAGCACTGCTGTGTCAAACAACCTGCTGACTATCAGCTATATCACCAACGAAGGGTTGGTGGTTCTTGAGAATGAATTGGTCTTCTCGGATGGCGTCGACAAACAGTACGCCGCCGAGTTCGGCATCAACGGCGCCAAGATCGGCGCAGTCTGTAACGTCCGCCGACCGCCGCGCTACCTCGGCACCTTCGGCCCGGCGCTGAACGTCGAAGACACCAACGAAACCTATATCCCGGTCGCGCTGAACTATCAGTTCCACGTTGACGTGCAGTTCACGATGGCAGATCTGCTGCTGTCGATGGATCTGTTCCGCACGCGGGTGCTGAAGCCGATGATGGCGACGGTCGCGAACCGTGTGGACTCCGATGGCCTGTACTTCGCCTACCAGAATACGGCGCAGGCGGTGGGCACGTTCGGTACGCCGGCGTCGACCTATCTCACGTACGCCACTGCCAACGCTCAGCTCGTCAACGAAGCCGTGCCCGCAGGCCCGCGCCGCGTGTGTTTGGATCCGCTGACTGCTGCATACGCGGCAGATGGCGTGAAGGGCCTCTACAACCCGCAGATCACCATCAGCGATGCCTATCGCAACGGCATGATCAACCAGAAGACCGCGGGTCTGGACTGGTACGAAGACCAGAACGTGGTGTCGTTCACCACTGGCCCGGGCGGCGGTACACCAACGCTGGCCAACACCACGCATACCGGCATCTTGACGAGCGGTTGGGCACAGCAGGGGTTCATCGAAACCACGGGGTGGACTGCCTCGGCGAACGTTCGCGTCAAGGTCGGCGATATCATTCAGATCGCAGGTGTGTACCCGGTCAATCCGCAGAGCCGGACGCGCTACCAGAACGGCGCACCGAATGGTGGCCTCAAGCAGTTCGTCGTGTTGCCCCCGGGCGGATATGTTCAGAACCCGGTTGGCACAGCAACGCCTGGCTTGCAGTTCGGCACAGCAACGCTCACGAGCGGCACGTTCAACGCGAGCACGGGCGAGTACAGCTCAACCTCGGGTGGCGCGCTGTCGATCATGATCGGCGAAGTGGTGATCAGCGGTGGCCAGTTCCAGAACGCAACCGCGCCTTCGAGCACCACTGCAGCGCTGTACATCAACGGCCAGGCCGCCAGCACCTTCATCAACGGCACCGTCAGCCCGCAGGGCATCGTCTATCACAAGTCCGCATTCGCGCTGGCCTCGGCGGATCTGCCGCTGCCTCGTGGTGTGCAGGATGCGGCGCGCGCGAGCGATTCGGATATCGGCATGTCGATGCGCATGGTGTCCCAATACACCATCAACAACGACGCGCTGCCGACCCGTTGCGACATCTTGTACGGCTGGGCGGGCCTGTATCGAAACATGGCCGCCCGGGTCCTGGGCTAAGAGGAGTTCATCATCATGGCATACACAAATCCGGGACCTTCGGTCACCACAGGCAGCACTGACATCGGTCTGGGCAGTCCGGAGACGATGGGCACGACGACGACCAGCCTCATCGCCTTCTACGGCTCGACGCCGATCGCTCAGCGCTCCGGTGCTGCGCAGGCAACCTCCGCGGTGGGCACGGCATCGAGTGCCGATGTCACCACGGGCATGAAGGCCGCGCTCATCGAAGTGATGAACACGCTCGCGGCGCTGGGTCTGTGGAAGGGAGGCGCCTGATATGGCCAACCTGCCTGGCACAGGGCGGGCACTCGGAGTCCTTCAGAGCAATCTGAAGGACCTCGACTGCATCCAGATGAATGCTGGCGGTACAGCCGGCTTCTATGGAGCAACGCCCACTTCACAACGTTCCGGCGCGGCGCAAGCCACGACGGCAGTCGGTACCGCTTCATCGACGGACGTGACGACAGAACTCAAGGCTGCCGTCATCGAGATCATGAACACCCTGGCGGCCTTGGGACTCTGGAAGGGCAGCGCTTGACTGTCCTGCACGTAGGCTGCGGGCGTCAGCGCCTTCCGGAATTCTTCGGTGGGTGTCCTGAAGTTCGGGTGGACATAGACCCCGCAGTCGACCCCGATATCGTCGCGAGCATGACCAGTCTCGGCGATATCGGGACTTTCGTGGCGGTGTGGTGCTGTCATTCGCTCGAGCATCTGCATCCGCACGATGGCATCACAGCACTGCAGGAATTCCATCGCGTGCTCAAGCCCGATGGTGCCGCAATCATCATTGTCCCCGACCTCGAAGACGTGAAGCCCACGGATGAGGTCGTCTACACGAGCAGCGCAGGCCCGATCACAGGCCACGACATGTATTACGGCTGGCGGGCTCACGAAAACGAACACATGCAGCACCGCACGGGATTTGTGAAATCGACGTTAGAGGCTGCACTACAGAAAGCTGGATTCGCGCGTGTCGATGTGAAGCGCGGTGATGGCTATCAACTCGTAGGAACTGGCTGGAAATGAAAGTCGCCTTTTGCACACCGACGATCACGAAACCCTACCCGCAATTCCTTGCGGCAATGGAAGCGACGGTCCCGTTGTTGGATGCGGCCGGGATTGAGCATCAGATGGTGTTCGAAGTCGGCTGTCCATACATCAGCCATGCGCGCGCCACGATGACACGCAAGGCCCTGGACTCTGGCGCCGATGTGATCGTGTACATCGATCACGATCTCAGCTGGTCGCCCGAATCCATGCTGAAGCTGATCCAGACCGAGGGCGATGTGCTCGCTGGCGTCTATCGCTTCAAGGAAGACGGTGAACGCTACATGGGCACCATTCAGAGCGACAGCAATGGACGCCCGATGCTTCGAAACGATGGCTTGATCGTCGCCGAGTGGGTGCCGGCAGGCTTTCTGAAAGTCACCCGGAGCGCCATTCGCCAGCTGATGCGAGCTTATCCCGAGCTGTTGTATGGCTCGGCTGAATCACCGCATATCGATCTGTTCAATCATGGCGCTCACGACTTTGTTTGGTACGGCGAGGACTATGCCTTCAGCCGTCGCTACACCGAGCGCTGCGGCCCGATCTGGATCGTCCCTGATCTCGACCTGACCCATTGGGGTCCAGATCACAAACCCTACGTGGGCAACTTCCACGAGTACCTG